TCCGTGGCACTGGCGGAGCCGGCGCACTCCAGGCAATCTAATGACACAATGGGCTCCAGTCTGGCGCGTCAAAATTGATGGCACTGACATTACCGATTCGGTTCTTGCCAATCTAAGCATTACATCAGGGCGCACAAATATCTACGCACAAGCTCAAGCCGGCTATTGCTCGGTCACTCTCATCATCTTTGGTCAAGCTGCGCTGCCTTACGAGATCAACGACACCATCTCGATTGAAGTGCAGGATACGGCGGCGGCTTATGTGCCAATCTTTGGCGGATCCGTGGTGGACATAGCCGTAAGCGTCTCGCAAGTCGGCTCTAGCGCATATACTCAAGAAGTCACGATCACGGCTCTAGGAGCCCTTGCAAGGCTCCAGAAGGCTCTCACAAATGGAGTCTTAAAGCAGGACTTTGACGGCAATCAGATTGCTACGATATTGGGTCAAGTGCTTTTTAATACGTGGCAACAAGTTCCAGCAGCTCTTACGTGGGCGAATTATGATCCAACCGAAACATGGGCGAACGCGCAGAACACAGGCTATGGAGAGATTGACACACCAGGCAATTACGAGCTGGCGCAACGCGCTTCTAATCGCACAGTCGTTTATGACTTGGTCGCCGCGCTTGCAACTAGCGGTCTAGGTTATCTATACGAGGACGCTTCCGGCCTTATATCTTACGGCGACTCCACGCATCGCACGACCTATCTTGCAACTTACGGATACACGGATCTGACTGCTAATCAAGCTCTAGGCCGTGGAATTACAATTAAGACAAGGGCAGGAGACGTAAGAAACGACATCACAATCAATTACGGCACACTCTCGGCCAGTCAGGTCAGCGACAAAGACCAGGCATCAATCGGAATCTATGGCGACCTAGCTCAAATTATTACAACAACAATCAAACACGCCGCCGATGCAACATCTCAAGCTGCGTTCTATCTGGCACTGCGCGCTTATCCTCAGCCTATATTTGATTCCATCACCTACGCACTGACCAATCCAGAGCTAGACAATGCAGATCGTGACGCTTTGATCAATGTGTTTATGGGTCAGCCAATAGCTCTCAATGATCTTCCGCCGAATATGTCGTCCGGCACATTTCAAGGCTTTGTCGAAGGTTGGACTTTCCGCGCTTCCTACAATCAGCTCGACATCACTCTTCTTATGTCTCCGTTGGCCTATTCACTGCAAGCCATGCAGTGGAATGACGTACCAATAACAGAAGCATGGAACACCGTGTCGCCGACTTTAGAGTGGCAATATGCCACAATAGTCTCATAACGAAAGGAAACACTTATGGCAAATCCAACTACGAATTATGGCTTCGTCCTACCGACGGCCACTGATTTGGTTACGGATCTTCCGGCTGACTTTGACGTTGCGTTGCAGGGCGTTGATACACGATTGAAAGCACTACAACCTGGCACAACGCTAGGCGATGTTGCTTATTCGTCAGCAACTGCCAACACAAACACGCGCCTTGGAATTGGTAGCACAGGACAGGTTCTCACAGTGACCGGCGGAGTACCAGTATGGGCAACTCCTGCAAGCGGTACTCCAACATTTGTTGGCTGCTCAGTTTATGCATCTGCAAATCAAAATATTGCAAACAATACGGCAACACTTTTAACCTTTAACACTGAGGATTTCGACAGTGATGCATTTCATTCAACTTCAACAAACACTGGAAGAATAACAATTCCAACGGGCAAAGGCGGAAAATACAACATTCAAGCTTTCGGTCAATGGCAAAATTCCACTACTGGTCGCCGCTATACGTATTTATACAAAAATGGTTCTCAATACGCACTTCAAGAAACTCCGGTAGTTACATATAATGCAAGTTTAGCGTGGTACTTTGAAATAACAGTTTCGGCGGTTGCGACGGATTATTTCGAAATATACGTATTACAAGATTCGGGCGGTGCGCTTGATACTCGCCTTACTGGAGATGGCAGCGGGGGCAGCACTATTATTGGACGATACCAAGCAACATTTACAGGAGCATAAAATGGAATTATGGGAACAAATTATTGAAGCTTATCCAGAGATTCAAGCAACCGACAGTTTTAAAGAATTAGGTATTGAGTTACGCGATGATTCTGATGGTGCGGGCGCATACATAGCCAAATGGAGTTATTCAAAGCCAATTCCTAAAGGTCTTAAACTAGGCAAATGAGTCAATATCCAGACGGCACTGCTGCCCGGATTATTGAAGTCGCTTTAGCTGAAATCGGCACGATTGAGACTGGCGAGAATTTGACAAAATACGGCAAGTTTACAAAGGCCGACGGATTGCCCTGGTGCGGATCTTTCTGCAACTGGGTCTTTGACCAGGCAAAAGTCAAGATTCCGTCAATGGTTTCAACGGCTGCTGGTGCTCATAAGATGAAAGAGCTAGGGCGATGGATTGACGATAAGCCGCAGCTTGGAGATCTATGCTTTATGGACTTTCCACACGATGGCATTGATCGCATTAGTCACATTGGCATTGTGGTCAAGGTAGGCACGACAAGCGTTCTCTGTATTGAAGGCAATACTTCAGGAGATGGAGATCAACGCAACGGCGGAATGGTGATGATTAAGCAACGCTATATTGGCAAGGAGATTGTTGGTTTCGCTCGCGCTCGCTTGACAACTTATGCTGGAGAATATCCAGTGGTTGAGCTAATCCAAAAGGCAAAGCCAAAGGAGAAGAAAAAATGAAAGATCTAAAAGCTTTAGCGGCATCATGGGCGAGAAGTTCTGTGGCCGGAATGTTGGCCGTTTATCTTACGGGCAATACAAATCCTAAAGATTTAGCGATGGGGCTTGTCGCTGGAGTAGTGCCAATGCTTGCGCGTTGGGCTAATCCAAAGGACGTCGCATTTGGTAACAAGAAGTGAGTGTAGGCGAATGGACGGCGGTGGGTGGGCTTGTTATTGCGGTGCTCACTGCCATCTATTCGTCAATGCGATTCATGGTGAAGTCAATCATGCGGGAGCTGCAACCGAATGGTGGCAACAGTCTAAAAGATCAAGTCTCTCGAATTGAGCAACGCCTAGATCAATTACTGCTGGAGTTCGCTCTAAAAAAATAGACACGCCGAAGCCAATCTTGAAATTGTCGGCCATCGATGTCACTCTGTATCTGGGAGCATTCGACAAGGCTCCCACGGGAGCAAAAAATGACATCAGGTGAAATCGGTTTATTCTTGTTTATGTGTCTGGCCTGTATTTTATGGTCGATTGTGAGCTATACAATGGGCTACAAAGAAGGCCACAAAGACGGCTATCAACGAGGCAAGGCCGTTGGCCGTCACGCCTCATCTCAGGCGGTGGCTAAGTGAGCTTCTTAGATAATTATGAAGATGTAGCTGCACGCATTCAGCGATTCTGGGCTACACACAAAGACGGTAAGATCCACACCTCAATCATGGACATTAACCTAGAGAAGGGCTACGTCCTAGTCGAATGCCGTGTATATCGCCATTACGACGACCAGGAGCCGGCCGGCATTGACTACGCCTTTGGCAACGTGAACACCTACAACGTCCAGATGAAGAAATGGTTTGTCGAGGACACAGTCACATCAGCGATTGGTCGTTGCGTAGGTCTGGTACTTGGAGCTGACAAGCGGCCGACAGTCCAGAATATGCAACAGGTAGAGCGAATCGATCCAAAGATTGTTCAAGATTCTGCCGTTGCTTATGACTACTGGAGTACAAAACACGGAGACGTGCCATCGTTTAAGACACGTGAAGAGGCAGAAGAGGCCGGCATTCCGACTCTTGGAGTAGCTATTGACACTATTAAAGAAACTCTAGGCGGCGTTCAAGTAGCTGCTGCGCCTTTGTGCTCTCATGGTCACATGATTTGGCGAGAAGGCACATCAGCTAAAACTAACAAAGGATGGGGCGGTTATATGTGTTCAGAGAAGGTAAAGGCTAAGCAGTGTGCGCCAGCCTGGTACATGCTTGGATCTGATGGACAGTGGAGGCCTCAAGTATGAGCCGCGTGACTGAAATGATTGATGTGGACACGATGATTGGTCGCACTCTTATCGATGGCAAAATTGTTGCAGAGTTTAAGTGTGAGACGTGTGATCACTGCCAACGCATAGAGATTCTAGATCGTGCCGGTTATCAACGCGATGTCTTTGGTGAGCCGATACTTTGGTTCTGTGGCAAATGCAGAAAATGACTATCAGCGCGGCTGATGAATGGGCGATTCATAAACGAGCCGTCGATGTCGTGTTCTCATACAGTGGCCAATTAGGAACGATGATTCGCTACAACTCCAAGCTAAACAATCATGAACAGGTAACTGAATACGCTGAATCTCTAGGAGCTGAGATGATTGTGGCCAGATACTTCGGCCTTGACTATGACATCAATTTATCCAATGGCAAGCGAGGAGCTGATGTGGGTCAAGGGCTAGAAGTGCGCTGGACGTCTTATGTAGGTGGCAATCTCATTGTCTATCCAAACGATCGTGAGACTGACATCGCAGTGTTGGTAGTCGGCAAGTCGCCGGTCTATCACATAGCCGGCTGGCTTCCAGTAGCCTTTGCTAGACGTAAGCGATTCAAGAATCCACGTCAGGATTCCTGGTGGGTCGATCAGGCCAATCTGAATCCGATTGAAACATTGGTCAGGAGCGAATATGCCACTGCTGCGATTTGATTGCTCAATATGCAAGAAGCTCTATGGTGATGGGCGTAAAGAGCACCTAATCACAAAGGGAGCAGAGCTAACAGAACACGAATGGTTCGCTCAATGCTCTGGTTGCGGTGCATTCTCGGTCAAGCTAATCGATAATTCGTTGGTGAAAGATTTATGAGCATTGTCAGAATGAGCTATCAATGTCAATGTGGCGCAATCATTAAAATTGAGGATCGTGGAATTATGGACGGATCCTTTGCACTGCAAGAAGCCGTCATTGACCATGAGGACGAGGACTGCTCATGAATATTTATCCACAGACTTATCCACAGGCACCTGTGGACGATGCGACACACCGGACTCAATCCTTGACAGATTGTCAGGATCCATCGCTATACTTGAAAGATAATATCTTGAAAATAAAGATAAATAAAAAGAAAATAAATATAAAAATAAAAACAAATAAAAACTTATTAGCTATTCCTATGTCAATTCTGATCTTGACGATATCCACAACAGTAGAAGCAAAAGCAGTGTCACAGACTGATTTGCTCAAGCTCTATGCACATTCTCGAATCGTATCTATGGAGCAGTTTAGCTGCTTTCATTCCTTAATTACCAAGGAGAGCAACTGGAGAATTGATGCACGTAATGGATCTCATTACGGCTTAGGCCAGATGAGGAATGCTAAGTACGGACGACTCGATGGCTTCTCGATGGTGGACTGGAGCATTCGCTATATCAAGGGACGTTATGGATCTATGTGCAACGCATGGAGATTCTTCAAAGCTAATGGATTCCATTGATGCCAGCTAAATCAGCAAGGGCTAATGGAGGCACTAGAGCCTGGTCAAAGATACGTGAGCGGATACTTATTAGAGACGGCTACGTGTGCCAGTACTGCGGGAATGATGCCAACACAGTCGATCACGTGATTCCAATCAGCAAGGGAGGCGACGACCAACCTGAAAACCTTTTAAGTGCGTGTTCTAAGTGCAATTATTCGAAAGGCGATCGAATGAGCCCGTTTTTTGGCGTAGCAAGGACACCTCTGACTCTTCCTTTTCCGTTTTCACCGACTCAAGAGAGCACTAGCCATGAC